GAGATTCAAGCTCTGCGGATGCGCTCCGGTTTCTTCCACTGTCGTGATGGTCTGATGCGGAATCGTGCGGGCCAGCCCCTGATCCTTCTGCTTCCACACGCTATAATCTGTTCCGACTCCGCTTGGCCCGTAAACTCTGATGTTGTCATCCGTTCCGCTGAGATAGACTGAATCAATTGTCGCATTATTCGCTGGCGTCTCTCCTATATTTCCGAACACTCCACCGAATGCAAGACTATAGGCCGTGACATTTGCCAAACTCTGCTCCATCAGGCCGAAGCGATTGAACCCTGTGAACTTGAAATAAATCGTCGTGCCCACCAGAGTAGGATCGGCCTCATAGACGAACACCGCATCATCCAAGCGCAAGAATGAGGAGTTCGTGTTATGCGTTCCTATAGTCGAACCGAACACGCCACGCCGCAGCTTTGTGGCCAGATTGTATTTGTATGCCGCCGTCAGAGTTGCCGCTTGGAAGCTAATAAGTTCACCATCCACATAGCAGAGCAGGCGGTTTGCATCGCAATCTCCGGAACTGCCGCCGGTCAGAGTGCCAAGTGATTGCGTAAGATCAACTGCAAGCGTATGCGTTGTGTCAGGATCAGCACTGCTTACAAGCTGCGAAGTCAGGAAGCCCATTCGCGCAGGCCCATAAATCTTGCCCACCGCAACATAGTTCGTATTGTCCGGACTCATCCAAACCGTGCAGCCCCCCCACTCCTCATTGACTACTTCGCCGCCGGATGTATATGCACCATTGCCAACACTACCGTTTAAGGTGAAATTATCCTTATCGACCAGCGTCACCAGCCAGTTACCATTTGCAGCAGTATTACCGCCCACGCCTGCCATTGCTACCTTCTGCCCGGTCTTGAACCCATGAGACGTTGCCGTGATCTTGATCGGCGTGGCGTTCGTGGCTCCCGTGATAGCCAGAGCCAGAGGACAAGCGCCAATCCAAATCTCATAGTTTCCAGTCAAACTCAAGCGGTCATTAGCTTCAAATATGATCGGCGTGCTCACTGAACCAGGGTCAGCATTAGCCTGCGGGATGTAACCATTCGCTGCTGCGTGCGGATAAAGCGTTGCCGTGGCCGTGCCCCATGGGAAGTCTTCCGCGTCGATTGCGAGCATTCCTGTATCATCCTCGCGTATTGCCGTGATCCTGATCGGCTTCTTCGTGAAGCCCAACTCAGGCACGGTGATGGTCACCAAATCCATGGGCTCAAGCAGGTTGAACTGCCAGCCCAGCCGGAAGCTGAATGTCGCCCGAATCTCCACCTGACGTTTGCGCATGAAATTGGCCGCAAACTTTGCAACTGTGGCCGTCGTGATCGCATGCGCTGAAGTTGGCGAACCCTTGCGCAACCCGTAGACTGCTATAGCCGCATCGTCTTTATCTTCCGCCACGTCCACGTTGTAGTCATTAGCCCGGTTCACGAATTCCACGCTTACCGAATTGAGAACTTCGGCAACACTCGCACGTTTGACCAGCACTTCGCTCAGCAAGTCCGAAGTCGTAAGATCGTAAATTGGCGTCGTGTTCGGCGTGAATGTCACCCCATTGCCGACTGCCGTTACATCGCCATAGGGAATCAGCTTGAGAACGCCTTCAGACCAGACCGCCGCTGAATTCGTCACATCAAGCAAGCCCTGCACGCACGCCGCCGCGCTCTGTGCCGTCTCAAACACTGGCGACAGGAGCAAGGTATTCGCAGTGCAGTAGTTCCGGTACTGTGTCAGGCTACCCAATGGCACAACCCCGCCTAAGCCGAACACGGTATTAGTAAGCAGACCATAGGTTGCATCTCCGATGATCGCTGAAGGCTCCGCGTCCATGCCAATGCCGGGGAATGGAAGCAGGCCCAAAGTTTCAAAGCTGAGGTTGGGCAACGTTCCAGATGTGCCAAGATCCATCGTCGCATTCGCAACGTAAGCGATCCCGTTGTAACCCAAATCCTGCCCCGGATGCGCAGAGGTGAGATAGCTCCAAGCGGTTTGCGGTGTCGGGCCAAGAAACAGAGTCAGGCTAAGCTTTTGCAGCGGTAGGCCGTTGGAATTGCTGTCAGGAAAGTAGTACGTATAATTTATCGTAACCACTTTACCGGCATCTGCCGCGCTGAATGTATGTGCCCCGGTGGAAGTGTTTAAAGTGTACTGCCCAACACCCGGAGAACTGCCGACCAATGCCATCGGGTTATTCTGATTGCCTGCAAAGGACTTCGATCCATCAGAACCGTAATCGTTCGCGCTGAAGCTGTAGGAGTCTACCCGGCTTACCCCATTCGACCGCTGAAATGTCTGCCCACCGCTCGGCGTGAATGTTCCACCGCCGCCCGGTACAGTGAACTGCACAGGCACGGTCAGCATCTGCATCCGGCCTTTTGTATCCCAGATAGCACCAATGCCGATTACTGGCCCCACGCAGATCAAAATGGCTACTGCCGTCTGGTAAGTGTAGGTCGTATTCGTGACTGAGTTGCCGCCACCGGTGCCCAGCCCCTTGCCTCCTACCTTCGTCGTGCTGGTATGCGGAACTGCTACGAAGTCACCAGCCCAGATTAGCCGACCTGCAACCCGGGTGTACCCGTAGGCAATGGGAATGACCTGACCATATGCGCTGGTCTGAACCCGGAGCGTGGAGAGCAGATTAGGCTTGGATGCGAGCGCTTTGCCCCCGCCCGACTTCCCGCCACCTATGCTCATATCAGTTCAAAGAATTTCATTTCGCGCCCGATTAATTGCCCATCGGCCAGCGCATCACTCAGTTGTACCCCATGGGGGATGTAGCTGTGAATGATGATCGGCCACTGCACCACGATTGCCCCGTGGCTGAACGTTCTGCCGAACTTGAAGATTATGAAGTCTGCTGGTTGCGGTAAAGGCTGCGCCAAATATCCTTGCATCCAAGGAATAGGAGATTCTATCTCTCGCATCAGCGGAGCAATCGTCTGTAAGTAAATTTCTTCCGATTGATGCAGATGCCACTGCGGAGAATAATCCGGCGTAACAAAGCTTTCAGGGATCAGCCCGCAAGCCCGGTACACCGCGAGAGGAAACATTGCACAATCCGCACCCGCGCCCTTGACCGCTTGCTTGTGGTTGTATGGAGTCCGAAGCCACGTCTTTGCCTCTGCCACTACTGCGGCCCGCTGATCGGCATTCATGTTTTACGCTCTCCCAAGCGCAGCCGCATCATATCGCAGTTTCTGGCACAGGTACATAGGGAAAGCCGCCAAAATTCACAAGGTTGGAAAACTTCGTCGTGCACGTCGCCTGTGTCTTGTCGCAACCAGGATAAGCCGTGAAGGTGTCAGAAGCAGTCGGAGAAAACGGCAGAGGCGAATTGAAAGTAAAAACCTGAGATGCATACAATCTCACCGCCTTTGTCAGCCCATTGTTTGCGCCCGAAGTGAATACGATGCGCCCATTGTCATAATAGCTATCCGCCTTTGCCGATACGCTAATGATGGTATTGACCGTGCTCCCGCTCTGCACTGTATTCGATTCCGCAAAGCTGGCCGCGTTCAAGGTGCAGCCCGCATCGAATAGTGTGTGCACGCATCCCGGCTGAATCAGCATGTGCGGCAAATCCATCTGCAAACGGTTTACCAGAGATTCAACTTGAAACTTGGCATGTGCTCTGCCCAACTCATCGAGCGCACCCATAAACCCGGAGAACCTGATTACAGTTCCAATCTGCTGGCCGCTGGAATCCATGAACAGGCGATCTATCCGCACCGTTGCCCCATCGAACTGTCCTAAGACAACCCGCTGTAATATGGGCACGCCGCTGATTAGGTCTGAACTGCTGGCCTCAATCGTAAGATCTAACGTCGTCGTATCCATGCCGATCTTTTCTTCAATTGCCGCTCGCCTAAAGTTCGGTGGCCCTGCGAGGAAAGTATTGCCGCCCACGATCAAGTTGCTTTCCCATGTCGTATATCGCAGCGTAACGCCATTGGCCGTGATCGAGTACAGATCGGCCATACGGATTTCAGTCGCAGTGGTTAGCCAAACCGCGAGATTATTTCCGTTTATATTTGTTGGCGTCTTCATAAAGTAAGCCGATACCTTCGCCCTGTTGAACTATCGGCGTCACTCAACGCGGCGTGATCTGAACAGAATGCTTCTGTGCCTGTGCATGAGCGAACTGTTGGTGGAATAGTACCAACGGGGAACATAGGGCCAGAAGGTGCAACCCAATCATGCGGCAAAGTGTTCTGCCAATTTTTCTCGTCAAGGGGCAATCACCTCACGTCTCTTGCGCTGGCTGCGCCTTGCTTATTTCTTCAGCGGCACACTGGACGGAGGAATCGGCGCATCAATCTGCTTCCGCAGTGGCGTTTGCCGGCGCAACATAATCAAATGCTCAGCCATAAGAGCGCACATCAGCTCCTCGGTTGATTTCTTGCCATTGCGCCCGGTGTCGCGGATCTCCCGTAGTTCGTCATCAGTGAACATGTGATTCCTTAATTGCGAACCCCGGCCCCAACTCCGCAAGCAGGCGCTCTGCCGCGTCCCGATGGTAGATGGTCTGACACCATGCTAGGCTGCCGCTCCGTGCGTGGACAATGTGGTATTCCATTTCTCCCCTCACT